ATGAGAATGGAAGGTTTAATTCTAGATGTTTCGGACATCGTTCAAGAAACCAAAACAGACCGTAACGGCGAACAAAAGCAAAACGGCAAGCTGCGTCTTATCACGACCAACCCGACAGACACTATTGAAGTGCGCGTGTCTCCTGAGCTTTGGGAAAACGGCAAGGCTGGCGAACTGCTCAAGCGCTGTGTGGGTAATCGCATGATGTTTGATGTGGAACACAAGAAATTCAGCTTTGGTAACGATGAGGGTAAACACGTCTCTATCGACGGTTTCCACCTCTACGCCCTACCTCAACTTAATGAAAAGTAAGGGCTAAATCATGACCGAGACGCAATTTGCAGAGCTAATGGCTCGACTCGATAACTTTCAGTTAATGGTGTTCTTAGGCATTTGTTTCTTGCTAGTTGCGCTCGGTTGGATAGTCGGAGGACAAAGATAAATGCTGTCATCAGAGTTCATGCTCGGCTGTTTCGCGACAGCCTTTATCCTTGGCTTCTCGATTGGCTTCCACATTCTCGGATTCAAGAAAGCGGCTGAGATTTCAACTTCTTCATAAACAACACATAGGAAATAAGACTATGGAAAAGCAAAGCAAAGTACGCGCAGCAATGGCTAAGGCCGGCGCAGTAGTAACAGCAAAACGTGCGGCATTTGGTGGTGCACTTCTAACGGCGGCGTCTGGTGCTAACGCTGCACTTCCTGAGGTTGCTGCTAGCGCATTTACTGAGCTTGGTAGTTATGTGACTGATATGCTCACCTCGACTTGGGGTATCGCTGTTCCACTAACGGTTGGCTTTATCGGCATCAAGCTATTCAAGAAAGGTGCAAACAAAGCAACGTAATTCTAACAGTTGCTTTATACACCCATTGGTCAACGCCTCCGAATGGGGGCGTTTTTTATGAGGAAAATAAATGAGTATTAAACAAAGCATTGCGTCACTGGTTATTTTGCTGAGTGTTTCGTTTAGTGCTTCCGCTACCCTTTATACTGTTTATGATAGTGGTTTAAAGGCGTGTTTTAAGGTTGGTGCGACTTACGATAGCTCTGCTGTTAAAAACTGTGAAGCTACGACTTCAGACGGTTATTCTATAAAGAATTGTTCTATTTCTACTTATAAGTTTTATTGCGAATATTATAAGTACGGTCAATTTGATGGTAAGTCTTGGGTAGCTAGCTCTAATATAGTTCAATCATGTCCTAATGATCAGGTATTAAACCCTGATACTGGCAAGTGTGAAGAGCCTCCAGTTCCTTTCTGCGAAAAGCAAGATACAGTCAATCAAATGAATCAGTTTAAAGATGCTTGTTTCGACAAGGGTTGGAACCCTGTGGTGTCTTGTACTGATTCAACTGAATCTTTAGAGATGTCATGTAACCCACCTCCAGAGCCTGAAGAGTGCACACCTGATTCGCCGGACTGGGACCCTAGGTACGGTATGTGCTGTAGACCAGAAAACAACTGGTGTGACACACCTGAACCCGAATCTTGTGTTATTGGTGGTCCTAATTGGCCAGCGTGTGCGACTGATACCGATATCGACCCTCCAACAGGCGGTGATTTGGGCGACCCTGATAAGCCAAGTGGTGGCGGTACTGGTAATCCTGACCCAGATAAACCTGAGCCTGATGTCGATAATACGAGTGATACCCTCGCTGCTATCAAATCCATGAACAGTGACTTGAATGCGCAGCTAACTGGCATCAATAACGACATGAATAGAAATCAGGCTGAAACTAAATCGGCTCTCGATGCGCTCAAAGCTTCGGTAGATTTGAATACGGATACTGTCGTCGATAATGCAAACCATGTAGCGAATGCTATTCAAGGTCAGTCCGATATGTTGTCTGATATTGGCAACAATACAAACCGCTTGCTGACTTCTGCAAATAACCAGTTAAGCAATGGTTTTGGTCAACTGTCTAGCGACCTTGGAGATTTGCAGGAAACCAACCAACAAGGTTTTGATGACCTTTTGAATAAGCTAGACGATTTAAAACCATGCGACCCTACTCCTGAGAATAGATTCTGTGAAAGCCCTCATGGATTGGATAGTAACTTTGTTGGTGATGCACTAACTCAAGCGGATTCGATTGTTTCTGGTGCTTTAGGCTCTTATGAATCGACGGTTGTTGGTGCGGCAAATGATTTGCTTGAAAAGAATATTACGGCTGAATCTGAGGCGCATATTACTGCGGTCTCTGATTCATTCCTTAACTTGCTTCCACAACCTAGCGAATGTATGCGGCTTTCTTTGCCAACACTCAATGGTGGGAACGTTTCAATCTCTTGTGAGTTCTCTCATAAGTTAAAAATGATCCTCTCCATTCTGATTTACATCTACACGATTAAGGCGCTTGTTGAAATCCTGCTGACTGAGGTCACGCCTGTACCAAGTAACAAGCCAGGTTCGGGGAGATATTACTAATGATTCAGCTATTACCTATTGTTTCAGGCATTAGTGCGGCGTTGCGTTTACCTGCTTTGGTCGCTTTTATAGCACAAATAGCGACGACCCTGTTTGGTTGGTTCTTTATCGCCAAGGCTCGCAACGTCACGATTAACTTGGTGATTATTACCTTGTTGATTGGGCTTACACTCGCGCTCACTCTTGCCATTTATACGCTTGCCACTGGGCTTTCTTACGTCACGCCTCCGTTTTGGTCACAAGCGGCGGGCATGTTTATTCCTAACAATGCAATTCCTTGCGTGAGTGCGATTTACTCGGCGCGTCTGCTGCGTTGGGTGTGGGAGTGGAAGTTCTACGCGATTGTGAGGGCTGCGTAATGGCATCGGTCTACTTTGTCACGGGTAAGCTCGGCTCAGGTAAAACACTAACGGCAGTCGGTAAGATTCGTGAGGCATTTATGCGTGGTGTGCCTGTGGCGACAAACCTCGATATCAACTTAAAAGAAATGCTTGGACGCAACAAGCGCAACACTCGCCTTTATCGTCTGCCCGACAAGCCTCAGGTAGAAGATTTGATGGTGATTGGTTCGGCAAACAAAAGCTATGACACCAAAAAAGACGGCTTGATTGTGCTCGATGAGTGCGGAACGTGGTTTAACTCGCGCACATGGAACGACAAGAATCGACAAAAGTTAATTGATCACCTTTTGCATATTCGAAAGCTTGGGTGGGATGTCATTTTCATCGTTCAAGACATTTCGATTGTTGATAAACAAGCGCGTCTCGCACTGGCTGAGCACACCGTGTTTTGTCGTCGTTTAGACCGTCTTCAAGTCCCTATCATCTCGACGGCGGTATCCGTTCTGACGCTCGGTCAACTCAAGTTGAAAATGCCTAAGCTGCACGTTGGCATTGTGAAGTATGGTGACAACGCGAACTCACTCACCGTCGACAAATGGATGCTTTGGGGCACGGACTTATACAGCTCTTACGACACTAAGCAGATGTTTAGAAACAACTATGAGGACGGCGTTTTTTCAGTATTGCCGCCCTACTATACCCACGGACGTTACACTGTCCCGTATACGTTGAGAAATATCATGCGCATCACGAAAATCTATCTCCGTAAATACTCCCGATTCAGTGTATTTGCGGCAGGTGTCGCCGTCTCTTTTGCGGTGTTCACCTTGGTTGGCACGCCGAATATGTCGACGGAACCCGAAACGGCTCAAACGGCGGTGCCTCGCGAGTCATTGAGTGACTTGCTCGACGGCTATCGAATCGAATCGTCAATGAATCCCCCAAACGTAGCCCCGTCTTTTGTGCTCGTTAAGGACGATGTGCGTCTGTCGTCGTCGCAACTATACGCAAAGGGCTTTACGGCTCAATCTAACGGCTCCTGCTCCATTACGGTTAGCGGCAACGGTCAATCATTCAAAGTCATGTGCTAGGGAATAAGGTGCGCTTTATGTCATGGATAATCGCAAAACTCACAGCTTGTCTTTCAAAAAAACAAAAAAAATCTTATTGTGCCGGAGGCTTATTATCAGCGTTTTCGTTGCTCACTATGCGCTGTGGTAAAGTTGAGAAACAAACTACGGCTTGTTCCAACTTTTCCACATCCAGCATTACCACCTTTCTGCTCGCGTGCACCCTGCTCAGCTCCCCTGCTTTTGCTGCAAGCTCTGCGCCTTTTGAGGCAAAGAACACACCGATTGGAGACTTTGCATCGTGGTTCTCGGTTCATACTGGGAATACGGTGGTGCTAGGTCAAGGTGTTACTGGTGAGGTCAGCTTTACCGCGCCCGATTTGAAAGATGAGGACTATCCAGCCTTTTTCCTTTCCGTGCTTCGTGCGCACGGTTACGAGCTTACGCATGACCACGGCGTTTTTACCATCATTGCTGACGCTAATAAGGTGGAGACGTTCGAACCCTCTCAAGTGAAGCTGTACTTCTTTGAGAATGTTCGAAATACCAAGGTCGTTGATTTGATTTCCTCGATGCTCGCTGCGACGCAGAATCAAACACTGAACAACAAAGCGATTAAGAATTACAAGGTTGAGGTACTACCGACCACAAATAGTATTATCGTGACTGGCTCTGAGAACCAATTGAAGCACATTGATGTGCTCATCAAAGGGATTGATAGACCACAAAAGCAAGTCTTTATCGAGGCGGTGATTACCGAAACTGAGCTCGGTGATTCTCAGGAAGTCGGCGTAAATATGGACTTAGCTCTGAGTGAGGCTGGCTTTGTTTCTCAGCCTACTGCAATTAAGAAAGCCGTTGATAACCTACTGTTCTATGAGGGCGGTGATTTCAATGCGCTTATTAAAGCCGTGTCTAAGAATCAGAATACTAAGCTCTTATCACGGCCAAACATGTTCATTATGGACAGAGAGCGCGGTTATATCACGGTTGGTCAGAACGTGCCGTTCCTCACTTCATCTGAGGTAACTGACGGCGGTAATCGAGTCCAACAAATCGAACGTAAGGATGTGGGTGTGTCACTTGAGGTTGTACCGCATGTGATTGGTGATCATGTTGTGTTGCAGATAATGCAAAAATCCGACTCGGTGACGGATTCCTCTATCGCATCCGACATCATCACCAATACGCGAACACTGCAAACAGTGGTCAAGGTCAAAGACCGCCAAACGATCTCTTTAGGTGGTCTTATTTCCCAAGAGCAGCGCGACTCTGTAAGCGGTGTGCCTGTCTTGATGGATGTGCCTTTGCTTGGTGCTCTATTCCGGTCAGAAAAGACAAATACGGTAGATAAAGAATTAAAAGTAACGATAAGAACCACGATACTTTAAGCAATAAAAAAAGCCCCTGAGGGGCTTTTTTTATTGCTTATCTTTTTCTTAATTTTGCAATGCATCTAGCGTACTTAACCAATTTAGTGATTGTTTTTCTGTCACTAGGTGATTGAATTTCAAGTAAAGCTATTCCGGTTAATACCTCTTGAGGTGTAACGAGTTGTCCTGTCGGTAGTTCAAGTCTATCTTTATGCATCTTGAAGTTTTCCCAAGCTTCTGAGGTGGCTAGTTCCCTCCCCTTGGTCATTCTCATCAAGCGTTTACATTCCGGTGGTATGGGCTTTCCTTTATCCCAAGATTTGACCGCCCTCACACTTTTAAAACATAGTTTTGCTGCTTCTTCTACACTTAAACCGCATTCAAATTCACGAAAAACGTAATTCTTGCTCATTTTTCGAAAGTTCGTCATATAAACCCTGATAATCAAAAGGGTGTATATGTAATTGATATGAAACATTATTCAACATAACGTCGCATAATACGCACTGACTTTGGTTTTGGTTACACCGATTTACGCTCTGATACTCCTTGATTTAATTTTGACTCAACAATATATAAGCCCTTGTTTTGTCAGTCGCATTTCACTTAAGTTTGTTTTTTCTCTCTCTAATGCCTCATTAACATCGCCACCCACGTGTTTTGGTCTAAGTCGTGATTTGTTAAATTTTTCGGCTTTGCCACACGAAAAATAATTTTAAGAATATAAAGAATTTCGAGGCACATCACATGACAAAAGAGTCTTTCACTACGTTGTTTTGGCAAAACTTCACGAGCATCAAGCACGGCGCTGAGTTTTTTCACGTTAAACCAGTCACCGTTCGTCGTTGGTTAGATGGCCGCATTTTGATAAATCCCATGGCTGAAAAGCTACTCTTGATTAAAAGTCTCGGCTTTCTTCCAAATGACAATCGTTGGTCGGGATTTAGGATTGATGAGAAACGCGCTGTGTTGATTTGTCCTGACGGTCGTCAGCTCAGCCCGACAGAGTTAAAGGAACAAGCCCTTTGGCGTGATGAATATAAAGAATTGGTGGCTCGATATGGCCATATCGAAACGCCTAAGATTACAGAGCTACAATCTACACCGCACCCGTTTCGAGGTGGTCGCAGAAATGCAGCCCCGTGGATACCGACTAAATTTAGGACTAATAAATAGACATATTAATCTTATAAATCCTTGTTAACTTCAAAGGAAATGACACTGTTCTTAGGCACTATTTCTACGGATTTACTTTCTTTATTAAGCAAGAAAACATAGTTAGAGTTACTTGTGACAAAGCTCATCTTTTCGTACTTCTCGTAACCTTCTTTAAAGTTAAGTGCATATGGAGGGCCATAGTAATTTCCTTTTACTTCTTCAATATTGTCTTTTATTTGAATTCCGAGGTGCAAAAAGAAAAAAACGATCACGACACACACTGCTATTACGGGAATTTTATTTTCAATATATTTCCATATTGAAACCCTATTGGAAATGAAAAGTACAGCTGCTAACACTGCGGGGATTAATAACTTCGAAGGAAATGTTCCCGTTTCGTATATGAATAACGCGACCAAGAGCAAGGAAGTAAGAACCGCTAGAGGCAAAATATAGTCTTTTTTCTTTTCTTTCGAACTGCCCATCCCACAAAACAT